GGAGTATTTGTAACCGTCGGAGTTACTGTTGATGTTGGCAAATTCTGAACCACAGCCAATATAAAATTTAAACACTCACCTTGTGATTGAACCTTGATTGTAAGTGTGTTATTTGGGACAAGGGTTGTGTAATAACCATAGGTAAAGGCTGAGGTAGGGATATTACTCTCAAATGGGGTTGCATAGTTATCCACATCTGAATAAAGGTCAAAAGGTCCAACTGCTGAACCCACATCTGTTAATGTTATGATTACTGAATATGCCATATTAAATACAAGTTAATCCTCCACAGCTTGCTTGACCAACCCAAGGAACATTCATTTGGAAATTTGAAGATGGACCTGAGGTTAGGCTCAATAGTTTATATTTGTAAGTTGAAGCACTATTACAATAATGGAAACCAATTGTTAAGGCTGCTGGTGTTTCAATTTTAAGAACACCTGTTGTAACAAGAGTACATGATGATTTATCATAAGCTTCAACATTATAGTATAAATACGATGGACTTGTTCTTGTCGGAGTCACTGAAGGTGTTACGGGAATTGTTGAGGTCGGACTAGGTGTTAAAGTAGGAGTTGCCGCTGGTGTTCTCGTAGGAGTCATGCTCGGAGTAACAGGAGGGGTTGAATAGTTATACTTTGTCTTAAGATAATTCAACACTTGGTTAAATTCAGATTGAGTTAATAACTTATTATAACCAAGGAATTCAAACATGGAAATGTTATTTGTGAATGGTGTTCCACTAATACTATATCCAAAGTTAATCCAATCAGCTACCTCACCAATATAAGATGTCGTTCCAGATGTTCCAAGAGTATCATTCACCGAAGCTGTAAATCCTGTTGTAGTCAATCCTGAAGCGGCATATAAAGTATATCCCGTTGTGAATAGAAACTCTCTTCTACCAGGTTTACTTCTTGAAACAGATGTACTTACCCCACCATAGAATTGATAATCCCATATGTTGTTATTTAGGGTATAACCTGAACCATTTTGAATATTGATTGACCATCCACCATCACTTCTTGAATTAACTTGTGAGACAAAGAAGAATGTCTTACCAGTAAATGTTGTAGCTGAACTTGGATGAGACAAGGTCATAAAATCAAGTGCTCCAAAGTTAACAGATTGACCTGTGTAAGATGACCCAAATGTATCGTTTGAAATAATCGTTGGTTGATTAACCCCAACTGATTGAGTCAATGCTCCACCAATTAAACCATAGTTAGTCCAAGATGAACTACTTGCTCCCTCAGTTGATTTAAACCAATACTGAAGATTACCAAGTGATGATGGGTCAAATGTTGGTTGTGTACTAGTTGGGGTTATTGTGTTGGTAGGACTCGGCGTGATATTAGGAGTAGTCGTAGGACTAGCAGTTAAAGTAACAGTTGGAGTCATCGTGGAGGTTGTTGTAACACTCGGAGTTGGCGTGTTCGTGTTTGTTGTGGTCGGAGTAACCTCAGGCGTTGCAGTTAAGGTCGTGGTTGTCGTAGGAGTTATCGTCGGTGTTGAAGTGATGGTATTGGTCGGAGTTACTGATGGAGTGATTTGTGGAGTTTCCGTTGGAGTCACAGAAGGAGTATTACTTGGAGTGGTTGTTACACTCGGGGTTGGGGTCATCGTCAAAGTTGGAGTAACACTCGGAGTAGGTGGCACAAGGGTAAACACAGCACTACCTGAGAATGTACAACCAGGGTTATATGCTGAAATATAATTGTCGTGAAATGGTCTCCACTCCCCAAGATATGGTGACCACCAAGTCTTTAAAAATACTCTCCTTTGTTGAGACATAATTAGATATTCGCTGTTGCTCCTGAAACCACGAAGGAACAAGTGTTAATGTTTGATGGAAGAGCAAAAACCTCTTCTTTTTCTTGAGTTGTTAAACAATCAAGAATGAAATCTTTAATCAAAATACCATATCCAATGTTTTGTTTTTCACCTGTTTCCAAATCAAACTCACACATAACATCAGGAGCATTCATATAAGTGGTTGTTCCACCAGATGGATAACCCATACAAGTATTGATTCTTGTGATTAAATTTTGAGCTTCTTGCTCATTAATAAAAATGATATAGTTTACCATGTGTTATATTGATATTTTGTTTTAAGATAATTGATAACATTAGCGTGTTCTGTGGATGTTAATTGACGAGAATAGAATATCCACTCAAATAATTGGTAATCTGCTGTATTTGCCCCGCCTCCACCTGCAAGATTATATCTATCAGTTAAAACCCCTGTTAAGGCTGTTGTCGCACTTACACCCAAGACATCATTTCTACTTGCTATTACCCCCGATGTTGAACCTGAACTTACAATCAATGCAGGTGCTCCGTCAACAACAGGTGTTCTATATTGACCTCTATTCATTCTTGTAGAACCAGTACCTGCGGATTCCCAGTTTTGATAAAACCAATTGTATGTTGTTGCTGATAATAATCCAATTGAAAAATTACTTGCTGATGAAGTAACAGGTTTGTAGACAATATAAGAAGTATGATTTTGTATGTTGAGTGAGGAGGTTGTACCAGTCATAAAATCAGCACTATTCAAGAATTGAACTGATGTACCTGTGAATGAACCTAAAGTGGAGTTAGTTTTTATAACAGGTTGGTTAGCTGCTGCTGTTTGTGTTGCTGAACCCCCTTGTCCACCATAGTTCGTCCAAGATGAAACTGTAGCGCCCGAATCGGCCATAAACCAATATTGTAGGTTCGTTACCCCCGATGGTGAAAATGCTGGTGGAGTTGAGCTCGGTGTCGGACTAGTCGTTACGGTAGGCGAGTTTGTTAAAGTTGGAGTTACTGTTGGAGAAACACTCGGAGTCGGAGTAGCTGTAACCTGAGGAGTTGCCGTCGGAGTCGGAACAGGTGATGCCCATTCATCATATCTCCATTTGTCTTTAAGATAAAGTTCAACCGCTTCTTGTTCAGCAGAAGATAGTTCATAGTTATAAACCATCATTTCCGCTAACTCAATATTGGAATTCAGTGAATATAATTGTTGTGTCGTATTTGTTGTACAACCTATGTTAATCGCATTCCATCTTGGACTTACAGTTGTTCCTGTGAATAATATTGATGATGTTCCTGCTGATTGGTTCAATTCCCAACTACCGAAACCTGGATTAGCAGGTAAAACAACTTTTAACAAATACTTTCCATTGAGGTTTGTAGCTGAAAAAGGTGCTGGTATTGGAACTGTTTGAGCTGAGTTTTGTGGATAAATATTTGTATTACCGATGTTAGTGGCTATTGAAGCAAATTGTAATCTGTCTGCTATATCAGAGCCAGTTTGAACAAGTGTTCCATTCGTATTACCTGAATATAACTGATTTACAAAGGATGGTGTTCCTGCTGGTTGAGACCAAACCACAAAGAGCGTTGAACCAGTATGTGTTAAAGTTGGTCTATCAAAAGCAACCAACCCTTTTCTTAAAGCAGCTGTTGCATTTGGAGTGAATCTAATAATGTTTGGATTACCTGGTAATGATGTTGAAGCAGAATATGTTGGATATCTATCAGATGTTTGACCTGTTAAAGTCCAAGTCTCCGTACCTTTTGAGGTTAATTGAGAAATATAAGTTGTTCCACCCGACAATATCAAGTTCATGGTTGTGCTATCAGAAGCATCAAACCATAGACTTGGTTGAACAAATGGGAATGGAGTTGAAGATGGAGTTACAGAAGGTGTTAAAGTCGGTGAAGCTGTGATACTCGGAGTCGGTGTAACCTGAGCTGTTGCGGTCGGACTAGGTGTAATAACAGGGACAACGGGCTCATTTCCTTTACCTGAAATATATTGACCTGTAAGGATTGCTGAACCCAAACCAGCTTTCATTGATAATGGTTTGATTAGTTCATTAACATCGGGTTTGTAAACTTTAACAAAGTTTGTTGCTGGTCTATATGAACGACCTTTCCATTGTAATCTCATCTATAAAATGTTGGCTTAAAATAAGGGGGGAATTACCCCCCCTTTATTTATATATTAGGATTGAACTGTGAATCCAGTAGCGATAGCCGCAAGAGTTGTTGTTACATCAATCTCACGAGCTGGGTTTGGTTCACCACCAGTCATCGTAACAGAAATACCGTTCAGGTCGTTGTACGCCTGTCCTGTCTGCTGAGAAGCTGTAGTTACCATTGCTCCGTTGCTCCAAGCAACAGCCCAATAACGCTCATTATTATCTTTGATGATAATGTAAAGTTCATTTTGTTTAACCAAATCAAAGAATAAATTTCTAAGCGTTTGGTTAAGTTTCGGTAAGGATATTACCACTGCAGGTTGGAAGGTTACAGATTGAGCAACATCGTTAACCAAAATGTCTTCAGTGAATGAAGAAGATTGTTTAACAAGTTCAAAGTGATACCATGTACCTTGACCACTAAATCCAGTGATTTCATCATTTGCTGATGTAGTATAACCAGAAATAGTGTGAGCACTATCACCCAAAATCCATAATTCTTTGATACCTCCAATAGATGCATTTCTACAATCTAAAGTATATCCTTGGTCAATATAACACGACATAGTTTATATTATTTAAATTTGGTTTATTAGTTTTTCGCAAGGACAAATGAATCTACAGAGAATACTCCAAGACCATATACCATACGAGCGATGATTTTAACGATATCTTCGTAAGGGTCATACATACCTTTGATTTCAATACCACCGTTATCAGTAGCGTTCATACCTACCATGAAGTAAGAAGCTGGACCAGCAACAACTGCTGATTGTCCGTCAAGACCCTGTGTTGGTATGATTCTTACATTTGTGCCAGGTAACATCACTGTCCACTCTTGACCTTGTGCTGCAGAAGCATCGTCAAATGAGAACAAGTTCACATAAGAAGAGTTTCTCATTGAAGCTACAAGACCTCTGTAATCGCTGTAAGAACAGAACATAACTAAGTCATTTCTGTGTAGTACATTCGCAGGGATTGATTGGTAGTAAGTAGAGAATACTGTTAAACCATTTGATGGAGTAGCTGCTGTGTAAGCTAATTGAGTAGCTCCGTTACCTGAAGTAACAAGTGCTAAAACTCCGTCAAAGCACTGTGAGTTGTACTCAGTAGCACCAGTCGCAGTTGTGTTTCTCCATAGCTGCTTTTCAATAGAATCTGCGATTCTGTTTGAAATATCTGTGATTATCAATTCCTCAACACTTTCTTTTTATCTACCAGAGTTGTTTATCTCTGATTTCACCACTTTCATTTTTCTATTATATGTGGTGGTTGGACTATATCATCACCTTTTTATCGGTGTCGGATGCTCGTGTCGGTTTCATAAGTGTTCTACTCGTATACCGTTAGTCTCTGAACCTTCCTGATGTCCCCATCAGGCTCGGCTGCTGATTGCCTTTAGACAAGGGTTTCCAGCAATTCTTCCGATTTTTCTGTTCCGCTTAAGGTATGTCTCAACGGAACACTCTCTTGGAAATTTGAGTTAGATAATCTCTGACTCAAAAAGTAGTCGTACAAATCGTACGCACATAAGCTTTGGTTAACCTTCTTATTACAGGTTGCAATTGTTACTTGTGAAATTGTTGTATCACCAGTAGCGTTAAATCCACATGAACCATCTTGGAAAATAACATTGTTTGTTAAGAACCCTACCTGTTCGGTACCCTTGATATTTGGTCTTATTGTAGCGTACCTTGGTAAAGTTTCTCCAAGGATACTCTTAATAAGCATGTCGGTTGCGTTTTCGTCAACCCATACACTCAAGTTAGAGAGGTTATATGAAAATTTTTCATTCTTTTTCATAATAAAATTTATTTGTTTGTTTTAGTTTATTTTCTTAAATCTTTGAGGATGCTTACTCTGAAGTCCTCAAACTTTTCTTTGTAATCAACTTTTTTATCCACAGGTTTTCTCTCTGGTGAATTTTTAAAAGTATTAAACTCAGACTTTAATTCGGATAATTCTGTTTTGAATTTTCCATTTATTGTTTCTACGAGTGATAACAGTTGAGCGATACCGTCTTTAAGTTTTTCAACCTGAGCAACTTGCTCAAAGTAAAGGTCCGTAGACATCTTAGCTTTGGTCATATTTTTTGCTTTGATTGAACCACAAATTTTTGCAGCTGTCTCTTCTGAATAACCCTCTTCTGCCATTTTCAACATGCATTCATCCCAAGGGAATTCAGCCATGTCTACTTCAGCCATCTGTTCAACATTTTCTCTTTGAACAATCTTGCCGTCAACAGTTTGGATTCTAATTTTGTTTTCATTACCTGAAGTATCTTTTAATACCACTTGATGTTCACCATCAGGTACGGGGCTCTTCTCCCCATCAGGTCCAAGAACATATACTTCCTCACCGACATCAAATGTTGGTGATTCAAGTTTCTGTCCTTGAGCATCTTCAGCAACGGTCATTTCCATCTTTGAACTCTCAACCTCTTCTTGGTTTCTCTCAACCTCAGCCTCAGCTGATTTGACTTCCAATTTGATAATAGTTGATTCTTCATCCAATGTTAACACCAAACCCTCACGAGTTATGTGCGTTCCTACTGGTGCTGGTTGCAATGTACTCTCTCCCAAAACATAAAGAGTTTGTCCAACTTGAAATTCACCATCAGCATTGTTGGTAACCTCAGTTTTTCCGTCCTCTAAAATTGTTGTGAAAAAAGATTCCTTTTTGAATCTCAAACCTAATAACTTAACAATCTTGTCTAGTGCTAGTGTAGCGTTCATGAGTATTAGTTTATTTGATTTAAAATGTTTATGATTTCTTTAAGTAAATATTCATCAGTTTTTTCTACCGAAAACTTATACTCAAAGTTTCCTTCAATTGATAGACCTTTGACTTTTCCTTGCTTAATCATATCCCATACTTCGTCATTGTCTATTCTATATCCAACCATCCATGTCCCTAATGGAACATCTTGTTTTGAATAACCCATTGAATAGGCTTTATCTTGTTCCCCATCCACAATCCAAGATTCAACAAGGTAAACACCATTAAACTTTTGATTTGAATGTTCATAGTTTGTCTTGTCTGTTCTTTTCTCAATAAGGAATCTTTGACTCATTACCTTGATTGTTTCAGGTTTGAATGTTACAAAATACTTTTCTCTCGTCATCTCATCAATCCTTGGAATCAAAATACCAGGTTTCATTGCTGGTGAATATAACATTC